GCTTGACAAATTGGACACCATAAAAGATGCACTTACAAAGGTCAAAACAGAGATAAAAGTGTCGATGCGTTCCAAGTGGTACAAGTCAGAAAACGCTACTTTGCAAATGGGATTAATGAAATTGATAGGAACGGATGATGAACGTAAAAGATTATCACAATCGCATCAGGATATAACAACAAACGGTAAGGATGTAAACATATCACCGATAGAGTGGGTGGAATAAAAATACATAGTGCTTATAAACCATTAATAACATCAAATAAAAGATACTTTCTTTTAACAGGTGGTAGAGGCTCATTGAAATCTACAACCGTACATGACTATTCTTCACGATTAAGTTACCAAAAAGGTCATGGTATTTTAGTAACACGTTACACAATGGCGAGTGCTGAAAAATCTATTATACCAGAGTTTGAAAATTCAATACGATTAAACGGTAGTGAGGCGGATTTTAAGAAGTCCGGCAACAAATATACTAATATACATACAGGTTCTTTTATATTGTTTAGCGGTATCAAGACTAATCAAGGAGATCAGACAGCAAACCTTAAATCATTGGCTGGAATCACTACATGGATTATAGATGAAGGTGAGGATTTTCAAGACGAAAAAACCTTTGATGACATAGACGATAGCATAAGGGGAAACTGGAATCAAAACAGGGTTATATGGATTCAAAACCCAAGCACAAAAGAACACTTCATTTATAAGCGTTGGATTGAAGGAAGCAATAAGTTTATAAACATTGAAGGCGAACAGGTTTTAATATCAGACAACGAGAATGTAGAGGCAATTCACACGACCTATCACATAGCAGAAAAGTTAGGTTACTTATCACAAAGTTTCTTAGATAAGATTAACCGAACTAAACTATCAGACCCTAAGAAATATAAGCACAAGTATCTTGGAGGGTGGTTAGACAAAGCAGAGGGCGTTGTATTCACTAATTGGAAGTATGGGGAGTTCAATCCTGACAACTTTCAAACATCTTTCGGTCAAGATTACGGTTTTAGCGTTGACCCTACAACATTAGTTGAAGTAGCAATAGATAAAAAGAAAAAGATAATATACCTTAAAGAGCATTTGTATAAACCTAAATTAACAACCTCACAAATATCGCATATCAATTTAACAGTATGTGGTAATAAACTTATAGTAGCAGATAGTGCAGAGCCTCGTTTAATAGATGAACTTAGCGCATCAGGTTGTAACATTGTGGGAGCAGAGAAAGGTCCGGGAAGCATATCATTAGGCATTGCTTTGCTTTTAGACTATCAGTTAATAGTCGATGGTGAAAATATAGGTAAAGAGTTAAATAATTACGTCTATGCAGATAAAGGCTCTAAGTTATTCGTCGATGCTTACAATCATATCATTGATCCGGTAAGATATAACGTGACTTATCAATTAGGGAGAAGTTTCGGAATAGAAATCCGATAAAGATCAGATAACAATAATCGAATAAAATAGTTTATATAATATGACAGTAACATTACCAGAGCATATTGGAGATATAACATTGAAGCAATATCAAGAATATTCTGCTTTAGAGGATTTATCAGAAGATGAATTAAACAAACGAAAGATTGAGATATTCGCAGGCATATCAATAGATCGTTTTAATGATATAAACCAAAGTGATGTTGATGGTATGTTAACTCAAATAAACTTTGCGTTAACGCAAGATGTAGAGTTCAAACCTAGATTTAAAATGAAAGGGATTGAGTTTGGATTTATACCTAACTTTGATAAGATAACAGCTGGAGAATGGGGAGACATCTCGAAGTACAATACAGATATTGAAACTATGAACAGGCTCATGGCTATATTGTTCAGACCGATAGTAAAAGCAGATAGTTTTGGCAACTATAATATAGCATCGTACAAGGGTACAGAAGAGTATGCAGAGCTAATGTTAGAAACTCCTATGGACATGGTGCAGGGTGCTTTGGTTTTTTTTTACAATTTAGCGAAAGAATTACAGATAGCTATCCCACAGTCTATGGAAAAGGAACTAAGGAAGGTAAACAAGCATCAGACTTCTTTAATCATTGGGGATGGTATGCTACATTCTTTGAATTAGCGAAAGGCAATATACTAAAAATTGAAAAGGTTACAGAAATGAATATACATGAGGTGCTGACATTTGTTAGTCATAAGATAGAGAAGCAAGAATTAAAAGCAGAGTTAAGAAAGCCGAAAGGTCAAACGAATTTATAAAATGGGATTGAATCAATACACACAACTACTAACATATATCAAATCACTAGGTGAGAGTTCACAAGAGCCGTTTATTAATACAGTGACACAGGGCAACTTTTCACGCATTGACTTAGACAAAGGAAGTGTCTTTCCATTGCTTCACATAACGATTACGGGCGGGAACTTTACTAACGGAAGCACAGTAGTTTTTAATGTAGAAGTTGCAGCATTGCAACAAAGAGATACGAATAAAGAAATAAACACAGATAAGTTTTGGGAAAACGACAATGAAGTTGATAACATGAATGAAATGTTAGCGGTGCTTAATAGAATGTGGACCAGAATGTACAGAGATTTTGATGACAATAATATAGTAGCAAGCGAAAATCCAACGCTTAGTATTGTTGAGCCTGAAACACAAAGCAATAGTATTGAGGGATGGTTATTGAATTTTGAAGTAGAGATACCGAACACAACCATTTCGCTATGTCCGTAAAAGAAGCCCTAGATAATTTTGCCTTTGATGTAATAGATGAAGCTAAAAAGATTTTAGATAAGAAGGATAAGAACGCAAGCAAGAAACTATCTGATAGTTTAGATTATAAACTAAAGGTATCGGCTAAAAAAGATAATTTTGCCTTGACTTTCTTAATGGAAGATTATGCGGAGTATATCGATAGAGGAGTAAAAGGTAAGGGAGGCACAAAGGCAGATGGCACGCAATGGAAGAAGAAGCGAATTAGTAATATAAGTATTTGGAAACAAAGAACAGGTTATAAAGATGAAAGACCGCCAGCATCAGCATTTAGCAATTGGGTTGTTCGTAGAGGGATAGCGCCAAGAAATAAAAAAGGTCAATTTATGACCAGAAAATCATTGATGTTTGCAATTGCTACGAGTGTATATCATACAGGACAGGCAGCGACTAACTTCTTTACATTGCCTTTTAATAGGTACTTGAAAGGATTACCAGACAGGTTAGCAATATCAGTAGCAGATGAATTAGTATTAAAGTTAAAATTATGATTAAAAATTTAAGTCCTTATTATAGAAACATCCCTTTTGTTAGTCCTCTTACAGGGTTAACTTGTTCAGCTTATACATTAAAGATATACGCATGGACTGGATTAAAAACATCAGCTCCAATAGTCCCGCATTACACCATAACAAAGAATAATATTACTGATGGTGTAGGTAATGACCAAGTAAATATTGCACGATTAGTGAGTGATTTTATAGACTTTCAGGTTCAAACAGATGCAGGTGCAACAGTCTTACTTGATGGAGTTAACCAAGCGTGGATTAAGACAGAGATTTACTACACAACAACCGATACAGCGGAGTTAACATTGCCACAATCAATTGAAGTTGTGATAATGACGAATGGATATACCTATGGATTGGATGGTGAGAATGGACAAACACCAACTAATAAGGTGTTAATTCCAATTAACAGTTATAAGGTATATAAAGATACTGGAAGATTTGTAGTGCCAATATTATTAGACGAGTTACCGAGTTTGATTAATGCAATAGATGACACGTTTGATATATATTTTCAGGATACTTTAATGGATGTAATGGCGAATGATACTTTAGGTTATCAGCCAACTAATATTATAAATGTTTCTTATGATTGGCTTGCGACAGATGGCACGTTAACAATATCAGAAGGTCAGGTTAAATACAACTTAGGAAGCGTTTTAAACACTCCTTTAACAGCTACATACATAATACAAGATAGCACGGGAGAAACAGACACAGCAACAATTACAATTAATATAACAGTATTGCCATCAACAATTACAGCAGTTGATGACTCTTATTTGCTCGTTAATAGTGGAACGCAAAATATGTTAGTGCAAAGCAATGATGTAACAGGAACAGAACCTACAACTATAACAGCCATAAGTGTTGGAGCAATTACAAGCGGAACCATTACAATAGACGGAACGAGTGAGTTTTTAATCTTTACTCCAAACGGTGTTATTCCAAGTGGTTCAGAACAATTCACATACACGATAACAGATAGCACGCCAGCATCAGACACAGCAACAGTTACATTATCTGTTAAGGTGGCGAGTGGTGGTTCTAGTAGTTCTGTTACAATGCAAACGACAGGTTCGGCGGGTGGTGCTACAAGTTGCACACAACCATTAGCGACGTTAAGATACCACAATGGCTCAGGAACTAATCCAACATTAGGAGATTTTATTTATACTAATTTAGCACTAACAACCGTATTTGCAGGAGCGGATTTGTATTATAGAATACCAGATGGCAGAAGCGTACAAGTAGCAAACGATGGAGAGGTTAATAATTTATGGATTTGCGGAGCAGGACCAGCATAATATACAACTATGGCAGTAACAGTAATATCATATCCAGACAACGAAATAAACGAAAGTTTTGCAACAGCAGACACTTTTAATAGTGCTGACTTAATCAGTTATGTATGGGTTAACATTGAGGATATAACAAACGACACTTATATCGAGGTCATTTATAACGGGCAAACCATAACATTAACGGTTGAGGATGAGTGCAGATATACACCAGTAAATATTATATTCCAAAACAAAGAAGGAGCAGAGCAAACGTTACAATTCTTTAAGGCTCGAACAGACACATTAACAGTTGAAAGTAAGAACTATGAAAGTGACAGAGGACAACCAAGTTTAGGTAACCATCAATTTGTAACCTATAATGTACAAGGCAAAACTAAATTTAAGGTTAATTCAGGATTTGTAAATGAAACTAATAATGAAAGTTTTAGGCAGTTATTTTTAAGTCAACGAATTTGGTGGTTAGATGCTACATTAAACAAAATACCGTTAAACATAGAGAGCAAATCTTTTGAATATAAAACTAGGGCAAAGGATAGATTAATCAATTATGAGGTTGAATTTTCGATGGCGTTCAATGAGATAAACAGCATATAGTTTGGTAACGAAATTATACATAGGCAATAGTAGATTAGATTTATACAAGGATGAAAATATAGCCTTGACTTCTTCTATTGCAGATACGCAAGATATAACTAAGAATACAACAGACTTTACTAAGAGTTTTACAGTACCAGCTTCTAATATAAACAACGGTATATTTAAGCATTATTACGATGCAACAATAGACAATTCATTTGATGCAAGAATAAAGATTGACGGAAGGATTGAATTAGATGGCATTCCTTTTAAGACTGGAAAATGGAGGCTTTCAAAAGTAAGTGTTAA